CCCGAGGCGCCCGCCGACCTCAACGACTTCAACACCGTGGGCGCAACCCACGATATCAACGGCGCCGTCCATGAGGACGAGCAGTCCGAGGACGTCTTTACCGTCCAGGAGTCCGCATGAGCAAGCTCCACGTCAAGCCCGCGGTTCCGGGTGCCGTCATCCGCGACCCGCGCACCATGCGCGCACTGCCCGCCGAGGGCGGACGCGTGCCGGATAACACGTTCTGGCGCCGACGCCTCAACAAGGGCGAGATCGTCGAGCTGCCCGAGCCGAAGGCCACGCCTCAGCACAGGCCCGTGGCGCCCCGCAAGACCGAGGAATAACCATGGCCATCAGCTTCAACGAGACTCCGAGCACCCTACGCGCGCCGTTTGTGTCGGTCGAGATCGATGCGTCCAAGGCGTCGCAGGGCCCGGCGTTGCTCGCCTATCGCGCGCTGCTCATCGGGCAGATCACCAGCGCCGGCACCGCGGCCGACAACAGCTTGCACCGGGTCACGAGCGTGGCGGACGTCATCACGCTGGCCGGCCGCGGCTCCATCCTCCACCGCATGGCCGTGTCCTGGTTCGCCTCCAACACGTTCACCGAGGTCTGGATCGGCTGCCTGGACGACAACGGCGCCGGCACGGCCGCGGCCGGCACCATCACAGTCACCGGCGACGCTACGGCGGACGGTACGATCGTGCTGTACTTTGGTGGCGAGCGCGTGACCGTGGCCGTTGCCAATGGCGATGAGGACTCGGAAATCGCGACCGCTATCGCGGCGGCTCTGCCAGCGGCGTCAGACCTGCCGGTGACGGGCGAGGTGGACGGCGTAACGGCCGAGGAGGTGGACGTCACCTTCCGCCACAAGGGCACGGTAGGGAACAGCTACGATATCCGCCACAGCGCGCGCGACGGCGAGGCCCTGCCCGCGGGTGTGGACCTGACGATTGTGCAGCCCACCAGCGGCGCCACAAATCCGGTGCTCACCAGCCTGATCGCGGCCATGGGCGACGCGTGGTACCAGGTCATCGCGCACCCGTTCACCGACGCGACGTCGCTGGCCGCGATCGAGGCCGAGCTTGCGAGCCGCAACGGCCCCCTGCGCATGATCGACGGCGTGGCAATTACCGCCGCCGACGGCGACTTTTCGACGCTGACCACGCTCGGCAACACGCGCAACAGCCCGCACAGCGTGATCGTCACCGGCGACGGTGACGACGCGCTGACTCCACCGATGGAGCTTGCCGCCGAAGTGGCGGCCCTGGTCGCGTTCCACGGCAACGCGGACCCCGCGCGCCCGTTCCAGACGCTTGCGCTCGCGCACGCCACCCAGCAGGCCGAGAGCGCGCGATGGACGCTCGAGGAGCGCAATCTCCTCCTGTTCGAGGGCATCGCAACGACGCGAGCCGCGGATGGCGGCATTGTGCAGATCGACCGCATCATCACCACCTACCAGACCAACGCGGCCGGCGCCGACGATACCGCGTACCTGGACGTCACAACGCTGCTGACGCTGCTCTACCTGCGCTACAGCTTCCGCGTGCGGATGCAGAGCAAGTATCCGCGCCACAAGCTGGCCGACGACGGCACGCGGTTCGGTGCCGGCCAGGCGGTGGTCACGCCCAGCATCGGCAAGGCCGAGGCCGTGGGGTGGTTTCGCGCCATGGAAGATCTTGGGCTCGTCGAGAACTTCGACCAGTTCAAGGCCGACCTGGTGGTCGAGCGCAATGCAAGCAACCCCAACCGGCTCGACGTCTACATACCGACGGACCTGATCAATCAGCTCCGGAATATGGCGTCGCTGCTCGGCTTCCGCCTGTAAGGAGAATCCATGTCACAGCGCAGAGGCGGCATCATTCAGTTTCAGGTCAACGGCGAGATCTACGACGCCAAGGGCAGCTTCGCCTACAACCTCGGGCGGCCCATGCGCGAGGAGATTATCGGCGCCGATCGCCCGCACGGGTTCAAGGAAACCCCACAGGCGCCGTTTATCGAGGGCGAGATCACTGACAGCGCCAGCCTGGACCTCGCCAGCTTCGTGACCATCGAAGATGCGACGGTCACGTTGGCGCTGGCCAACGGGAAAACCATCGCCCTCTACGAGGCGTATTACGCCGGCGAGGGCACCGGGAACAGCGAAGAGGGCAACATCGCCGTGCGCTTTGTGGGCGCGGGCGCGGAGGAAATCTGATGGACATCGAGCAATGCGAAGAGGTCGAGATCTTCGATGAGGAGACCGCAGCCGACGCGCCGGTTACCGTTCGGCTAAAGTACCCTATCACCCATGGCCGGCAGGTCATCGAGGAGATGACCTTTCGTCCGATCACCGGCGCAGACTATCGCCGCGTGCGCACGCCAAAAGATCACCCACTCGCCATGACGATGGAGTTTGCCGGCTATCTGTCCGGCCAACCCACCCAGGTGATCGACAAGCTCAAGGGCGCCGATCTGCGCCGTGTCACGGATGTGGTGGGCGGTTTTTTGTCCGGTTCCCCGGAGACTGGCCCCGAGCAGTAGCCACCCTGGCAGCCCACTTCCATTTTCCGCCATCCGAGTTGATGGCGATGACCGCGAGCGACATGCACTTCTGGCTTGACCAGGCCCAATGGATAGCTGACCAACGCGCAAAGAAATAGCCTGTGGCCAAAGAGTACCCGATATCGATCGTCATCCGCGCGATCGACAAGGCCACGGCCACGATGCGCAAGGTCGAGTCGCAATTCGACAAGATCGGCAAAGGCGCGGCCAAGCTCGGCAAGTCGCTGACGACGAACGTGTCATTGCCAGTGGCGGCCATGGGTGCGGCCAGCGTCGCGGCGTTCGCCAAATTCGAGTCGGGAATGTCGAACGTCTCCACGCTGATCGACACGAACGCCGAGAGCATGGAAGCCATGAGCAAGGCCACGCTCGCGATCGGCCAGCGCGTCAGCGTGCCTCTCGAGGACTTGTCCAGAGCTCTGTATGACGTGCGCTCGGCTGGCGTGTCCGCGGCCGATAGCATGCACGTGCTGGAGCAGGGCGCGCGACTGGGCAAGGCTGGCCTGGGCACCACAGCGCAGTCCGTGGATATAGCTACGTCCGCCCTGAACGCATTCCAGCTCAAGGGCGAGGACGCGGAGAACGTCTACAACACCATCTTCAAGACGGTGAAGGCGGGCAAGACGAACATCGCGGAGCTGTCGCAGTCTTTCGGCGGTGTGGCGGGAACGGTAGCTAAGACCGGGACCCAGTTTGACGAATTCATGGCCAGCGTCGGAGCGCTTACGACAACGGGCCTACCCGCGTCCCAGGCTATGAGGCAGGTACAGGCGACGATCGCCGGGCTGACGCGGGACACTGCCCAATCCCGCAAGGTGTTCAAGGCGCTCGGGGCCAAGGATTTACCCGACCTGATAGCGAAGTCCCGCGGCCTCGTGCCAGCGCTGTCGCGTATTTCCGACAAGCTGGGCGGAAACACCGCCAAGATGCTGAACCTTGTCGGATCGACCGAGGCACTGAACGCTGTAATCGGGCTAACAGGGGCGCAGAACAAGGCGTATACGGCAAGTCTTGCCGAACTACGCAACCGCGTGAACGCCGTAGACGAAGCCTTCGAGAAGCAAAATTCAACCCTATCGGCACAAGCGCAGCTCACGAAAAACGCCATGACCAGCGTCGGCGTTTCGATAGGCGCTATCCTTGCCCCAGCGCTGTCGGACATCGCGACCAAACTACAGGAGGCGACGGCGTGGTTCCAAGGTCTCGACAAAGGGACCCAGGAGACGATCGTGCAGATTGGCCTTGCTGTCGCCGCAGTAGGCCCGGCGATTGCGATCGTGGGCAAGCTCGCATCCGGGATATCCGTGCTGGTCAAGGCGATCCGGTTGGTAGGCGTGGTGATCAAGGTCGTTAGTCTAGCCATGGCGGCGAATCCTATTTTGCTGATCATTGCTGCCATCGCCGTGGCAGCGCTCCTGATCTACAAGTACTGGGAGCCCATTAAGGCGTTTTTTGTGAAGCTCTGGGAGAAGATCCGCGAGCCGTTCATGCGCTTTATGGGCTGGGTTTGGGACATCTTCCTGAACCTGTCGCCTATCGGACTGATCATCAAGCACTGGGAGCCGATCAAGAGTTTCTTTTCCGCGCTTTGGGATGGCATCGTCAGCTACTTCGAGTGGGTATGGGACCGCATCAAGGCGATCGCTCAGGGCATCGCCGATGTCGTGGGCACGGTGATCGATTCGGCCCGTAGCGTCGGCGACGCGGTCGATAGCGTGGGCAGTGGCGTGGCGTCGTTCTTTGGTGCTGGCGGCGAGGAGGAGCCGGGCACCTCGCAGGCCACCGGCGGGGCGCTGTTTGGGCGCCCTGGTCTGGCGCAACTCGCTGCCGCGGGAACGGCCAGCAGCACCGAAGCGTCGGTCAAGGTCGAGTTTGCCAACATGCCCGCGGGCGCCCGGGCCACGACCGACCGGCGCAGCACTGCGGATGTTGACCTCTCGGTCGGCTACCAGATGGTGCCGTCTTGACGTGGCGTGACGACTTGCGCCGCGTGACGCACCCGGATGGCCGGCAGCTCATTGGCGCCACTTTTCGCGGCGTGCCGTTCTTCGTCGAGACCGCGAGCCGCTCCGGCGGCCGGCGCACGGTGACGCACGAGTTCCCGTTCCGCGACGATCCCGTCCTCGACGATCTCGGGCGGGCGGCCCGCGTGTTCACGGTCGAAGGCTACGTCTTGGGCAACGACTACCTGCGCCACCGCGACGCACTGCTGCGCGCGCTCGAGGACACAGCTGGCCCGGGCGCGCTCGTCCACCCGAACTACGGCAACCTGCGCGCGATCTGCACGGGGCTCACGGTCAACGAGTCGATCGCGGACGGTGGCATGGCGCGCTTCTCGATCGAGTTCAGCGAGGCCCCTCTGCAGGTGGTCGCACCGACCGAAGAACCAGACCTTGCCAGCGACGTCGAGACCAGCGCCAACGCCGCGCTCGAGGCCGCTGAGGACGAACTCGTCGAGGACTTCGACATCGACGACCAGCCCGCGTTCGCCATCGAGTCCCTGGGCGCCGAGCTCGCGGCAGTGGGCGCGGCCATGGGCGACGGCCTGTCCGCCATCGTCACCAGCACGCAGGAACTGGCGCGCCTTGATGTCGAGCTCCAGACCATTGCAAGCGACGCCGCGTCCATCGTGCGTGCGCCAGCCGATGCCATAGCGGCCCTGGTGGACGTTCTGCGCGGACTGACCGAGACCATCGCCGAATCGCCGCGCGCCGTTTTGCTCGCGCTCCTGGACGCCTACGGCACCGCCAGCGAGGCACTCGCCGTGGGCGACACGGCAACGCGCGTGCTCGAGCGCGCCAACCAGGCGGCGATAGCCGCTGCTCTGCGCCGAGTCATGGCCATCGAGGCCGCGCGGTTGCTGCCCAGCATCGAGTACGAGACTATCGAGGACGCGACCGGCGACCGCGACGCCGTGGCCGATGCGCTCGACGAGCAGGCCGAGACCGCGGGCGACACCGCATACCCTGCTCTCGTGCAGCTCCGGGCGGACCTGTACCGCGCCATTCCCGGCGACGCAGAGCTGGCCCGCATCGTGACCTTTGAGCAAAAGATCGCCGTCCCGTCGCTGCTGCTGAGCTATCAGCTATACGGCGCCGTGGATGAGTGGGAGGAACGCGTGATCGCGCGTAACCAGGCACAGCATCCCGGTTTCATGTCCGGCGAGATCAAGGTGTTGTCGCGTGTCTGACGTGCGACTGGTGGTGAACGCGAAGCGGTACGGCGGCTGGAAGAGCATCCGAATCACGCGCTCGATCGAGTCGGTTGCGGGCTCGTTTGATCTCGAAGTGAGCGACCGATGGCCCGGGCAGGCCGAGCCGTGGGCCATCATGGAAGAGGACGAATGCAGGGTCGAGATCGACGGCGTCCCGGTGATCGAGGGCTATGTCGATCGCCGTGGCATGTCGCTGTCCGCAGAACAGCGCTCGCTGTCGTATTCGGGGCGTGACCGCGCGGGCGCACTGGTGGACTGCACAGCGATTCTTGGCCGCTACACCTTTCGTCGCGTGAACGTCCTGGACCTGGCGTCCGAGATTGCCGGCCGGTTCGGGATACCCGTGTCGCTACAGGATGGACTAGTGCTACCGCCGGCGCCGGCCAAGCTGGTGATCAACCCGGGCGACACCGCGTTCCAAGCCATCGAGGCTGCGGCGCAAACTGCGGGCGTGCTCGCCGTGAGCGATGGCGCCGGGGGCTTGGTGCTCACGCGTGCCGGCACAGGTCGGGCAACCGCGCTGGTGCAGGGGCGCAACGTGCTCGACGCTTCGGTGAGCTACGACGCGACCGAGCGATTCCACCGCTACATCATCGCAACGCAGATATCCGGCGATGACGACGCATCCGGCGACGCGACACGGATCCAGGCCGAGGCCACCGACGAAGGCGTGAGGCGTACTGACCGCGTGCTCATAATTCGCCCTGATGGCCGCATGACCAAAGACCTCGCACGTCGGCGCGGCGACTGGGAAGCACGCATCCGCGCAGCTCGCGCCGAGACCGTGACCATCGTCGTCCACGGCTGGCAGCAGCCGGCCGGCACGCTGTGGCCGATCAACGCGCTGACGCATGTCCGGGTGCCGGCGATTGGCGTAAACGGCGACATGCTCATCACGCAGACCGATTTCTCGCTGAGCGACCAAGGCGAGTTGACGACGCTGCGTCTCGTGCGTCCGGACGCGTTCACGCCCGAGCCCGTCGAGGCGGTCGTGAAGGCCACAGG